CAACTCTGATTGGATTTTCTCCACAAGGTAAGCACCGAACTGCTCCTCGAAAGGAATAGACTCATAATGCGCTCCGCTTGGAAGCTGTGAACGTAGGTAGTAACCCTCCAAAGTCTTAGGACAGAACTCCATGTTCAACTTTAGTTTAGCTGGGTCAATCTCACGTTGAGTGAAAGTTACATCGCCATCAGCGTTGAAAGCGCAACCGCTACCATCTTGGAAGTTTACGTCAACATCCATAAGGTTGATTTTGGTCGCTCCTTTAACGCCTACTTGCTTCTCCATCAAAGAAGCTGTACGACCTCCAGTTACTGCTTTGGTGATGAGCGGAAAGTTCTGCTCCTCAATGTAGGCTGTTAAGCCCGATACGTCAAATGCCATTTTATTAAGTGTTTATAGGTTTATTTCTTTGTGATTGCGCGCATCTTCTCTACCATGTCGGTGTAGTCGATGCCTTTATTAAATGGGTTAGCTACTTTCTTAGAAGGCTCTTCCTTTGGAGTTGCTGCCATCTTCTCAACGATGTCAGTAATCAAACCAACAGCTTTCTCAATGTCGCTAACCTTCTCGGTTTTGGCGAATTTAGCTTCTGCCATTCTGCTTTCAATCAATTCTGAAACAGCAGAAAGAATATCGGCTTTGAAACCTTCTGCATCGAATTTCTCCTCAGTTTCTTCCGCAGCCATTTCTTCTTCTTTCTCCTCTTCTGCTTCTTCCTCAACTGGCTCAGGACTCATAATCTCAACAATAACACCGCCTTCAGTTCTTACGATGTCTCCGCTCTCAAGTTCGTGCTCGCCATCAGGTGCTGGTACTACCTCACCATCTTCGCCAACTACTGAAAGAGCTGCTCCGATTTCCAAAGATTCGTAACGTACAATTGTGCCATCAACAAGTTTGGCATCTTCGAACTTCTCCTCAGTCTCGCTAAAGAGTAGTTTCTTGATTTCGGGCAATTTAGACCCTACAAGTTCTGAAATGTTCATAGGTTGTTTTTTGATAAATAGCAATTATTGGAAGGTGTGCCACTTGGCGTTCACTTGTTCACGTTTCGTGAACGCTCAGAGTTTATGAACGTAGTGCTTTCTCCACCTCTTCGATAATCATTTTGTCCACGTCCATCTGTCGGCTCTCACTGAACACACCCTCGACTGAGAACCCTTTAAAAGTGCCGTCCTTCACTTGCGCCCAAACCTCATCGTTATCGACCTTGTAACTCACGAACCAAGACCCGTTAGGCAGCTTGTCGAATCCTTTAGGCGTTGGCTTCATTTCGTCAATCAGAAAACTTTCAAACATGAACACCCCTTCCACATCTGTTGAGTGGTCTAAGTTGGTCGCGTTGGTCTTGCCTTCCTTCATGAACTTGTAGGCTATCTTGCGAATTGAATCTGAATCGAAGACAACGTAGTACTCTCGACCGTCCTCATCTCGTCTGTAGATAGGGTAATCGGCAACCATTGCCGCACCTGAGACGATTCTCTTCTCTTCGTTCAATGCGAACTTCTGCTTCTTGTTGAACGCCATCCAATTACGTTCAATGGCTGGGTGGTCAACGAGTGAAATAGCATCAAGACCCGTTTCGTGGTCTTCGTCAATTGTTAAGTAAATTACTGGTAGCTTGTTCATCCTCCGAATGTTGCTTGTGATTCAATTTGGTTTACGTTATTCTGATTGCCCGTTACTTCTGTCTCTACGACATAAGCTTGAATAGGTGCGAGTTGGGCTTGTTCCGCTCCTCCGAGTTCGGTTGTTCCTGTGGTTACTTGCTGAATAGATGGAGCTGATGTTATTTGTGGAGGTGTAGGTGGAGGTGCAGAGCCGCCCGGTACGTTAGCCGTATTGAGTGTAGCAACTGCCGAAGATATACCAGCTATGACCGCAGCGACACCCGTAGCAATAGCCGCTATGTTCGCTGGAAACGGACCGGTCTTTTGCGCTTGTGCAATTGCGCCTGTGATAGCCGTAGCTGTGTCGATAGCTATTTGAGCAATGGCTAAAGTCTTTTGTATTGCTACCGCTTGTTTTGAGTTGTTTCCGCTCGCCTCAATTAAACCGCCCAAAGCGTTTAACACTTGCCCTGTTCCTTTTAACCCAGCTTCTCGTGCCGCTTGTTTATCAGCCTCTGCTCTCTTAACATCTGCAACCGCCTTGTCTTCAAGTTCCTTTTTCTTCTTTGCTTGCTCTTCAAGTGCTGCAAGTTCTTTGTCTCTGAACTCTTGCCGTATTGCTTGTATTTCTTGGTCGGCTATTGCTTCAAGATTCTTGCGTAACTCAATTTCAGCCGCTGAGTCCCCTTCAATCTGTGCAAGTTTGTTTTCAAGTGCAAGCTGTGCTTCTGCAATCTTTCTTTGCTCCTCGTCTTGGATTAAAGCAATACGCGATTCTTTTAACTGTTCAAGTAGTTCAAGTTCTTTCTTATTTGCTTCTTCAAGTCTTTTCTGTTCTTCATCTGCCCGTTGCTTTCTCTCTGTTTCAATTTCACGCTCAAGGCTGTTTAGCTCGGTCTTCAAACGTCTATTAAGGTTCAAAGAATTAAGCTGGACTTGTGCAACCTTTGCCTCTTGGTCTGCTATTGCTTGAAGTGTTGCCTCATCGGATTCATTTAACGCAGCTTGCTCGCGCATTATACGAAGCTTCTCTTCTTCGTTTGCAAGTTCTTTAGCTGTCAAATTCGATTCAAGTGCTGCCGCTTCTTTGAGTTTGGCAATCCTTTCTTCTGCGGACTTTGTTTCATCTTCTGCTGCTAACCTTGCTTCAGCAATTACTTGTAGTGTCTTTGCTCTTTCAACTGCAAGTTCTCGTTCTTGAACCTTCACTTGGTTCATTGCTCTTTCAAGTTCAATAGCTGCTTTAGTGTCTTTTACTATTTCATCACCAAGACCAGTAAAGCTGTTCTTTAACGTATTTACAGCTACCTTAAAATCACCCCTGAAGAACTGAACAAAAGATTCTCCAAGCCCGACCATCGCGTCTTTTACAACGCCAACAGCAGCACCAACCGCAGCCATTGCAATTCTCAGTTTTTGCGCTCCACGTTCTGTTTCTGTGAAATAAGAAACAAGTGAACCTATGACAACAACCAAAGCACCAAGACCAGTTGCAATTAACGCACCTCTTAAAGTTTTGAGTGCCGCAATTCCCGACTTGATTCCGCCAACCATAGACTGGAATGCTTGAGCTGCCCTACCTACTGGTCCGGGCAAACTTGTAGCTTGTTTTCCAGCAGCATCAAAGCCGCTCTTTATTTGGTCGGTTGACTTCTTTGCTTGTTGCTCAACTCCTTTAAGTTCATTCTTAATTTTGCCGAGATTCTTATCCGCGCCATCAACTTTAACGTCTACCTCTATTGCAACCTTTGTAGCCATTAAACCGGTATAAGTCTATAGTTAACGAAAACGGTAATGTCGGAATCTCCAGCAGTTGGGTTTCCCGTTAATGTTGAAACTTGAAGAGCCGCGTTGGTTATGAGTTGCGTAGTGGTTGCCGATGTCGTTGATATTTCGGGCAGTTTTTTGGTCGTTGCAACTGTTGCGTTAAGAATACCTCCACCATATTGGGCAGTCGTAGCCCCGTTAACTATCAGTTGAATGAATGTATTGGTTGCGTATGCCGCGCTGTTGAAGTCAATTTTAACACTCGCTGAAACGACCTCAATAGCGTAACCAGCAACCGCACCTACAATGGTCAACGGTGTAGTGTTCAGCTTTAGAACATCCGCGCTTGCAATGGTCAAAGATGCAGAGCCTCCTAAACAAACAACTCCGTTGTCGTCTCTTGACCAAAGAACGCCATCGGCTTGGTTGAAGAACAGCTCGCCTTTGTAGATGTCCGTTGCTATCCAAGTACCATCGGTGTGGTCGTTAGAACTTGGAACTGTTGGAACGGTTGCCGTTACCGTTGACCGCTTAATTTTAATTCTTGAATCCTGTGTTGCCATTATTGTTCGCCCCCTTCTATTGTGTAAATAGCTATTTCTGAAAATTGTGTCTGCACTATATCTTCGCCTCCGTCAACCGTGAAGATGTTTGTGCCTCCATTCAATGCCCGGACTTCGTTCTCTCCGCCTTCTAAAATTTCAACGTTGTCCTGTTCCTTGCCGTTGACAAACGTCTTGTTTGACTCTGTTACAATGACCCCGTTGGTGTTTATCAGTTGGACGTTGTGCAGCCCTCCAGCTACTCGGTTATCGTTGCCGAAGATGGTGATGTTGTTCGAACCTTCTCCGATGGTATTTCCGTTTCCTACTATTTTGAAAGCAGTAACGCTATCGCCTACTCTGTTGTCTGCTCCGCTTACCTTGCCCTGAAACGGTGGGTACTTGTTGCCGTTGGTCTTTATTTCGGTGGAAGGTGAAGGCATCTTTTCCTTTTCCAAATAACCGCCAGCGTTCAGGTTCTTTTCCCGTTTGTTGAAGGTTACAGCGTCCTTTACCTTTATCAACTCTACCTTCGTTAGCCCCTCTTTGAACGGGTTGTAGTTCATTACCTTGTTGAGCCTCCAGTA